GATGTCAGTCATGGGCGGGCTTGTCGATCAGGGCGAGTATTTCCACGCCTACCGCAGACTGCAGGAAGCGCCTCGCCTCCAGCGCGCAGGGGCCGCTTCTCAGTTCGTCAATGACCACGGCCAGCGCCTCCCGCAGCGCCACCTCTTGGTCGGGCTTTAACATGTTCGCGGTGTCATGTTCGCTTTTCGGCGTTTTGTTAACATGAGCGGGCTGCACGGCGGGCTCGTCGAGCATAGCCAGCATTTCGGCCCGGACGATTGACGACAGGTCGTCGCCGAAGTCCCGCAGCAGCATGTCATGCCACCGGATAAGCGCAGCGGCGTCGGGCTGCACGGCGGGAAGGGCGCGGATGGCCTCCAGCGCCCCATGCCGCTCCAAGGTGTCGCTGATATACTCTAGCGCAATGAGGCGCGCATCCTTACGGCGGATCAGGTCACTCATGGCTGTTGTCCTTTGAGGGTAATGGTGCGGCAAGCGCCTATTTGCCTGCGGGCAATGGCCTCGGCGTCGGCTAGAGCCTGCGCCCGTCCGCGCGTCCAATCTGGGTCTGACGGGTGAAAACCAGAGTCCTTAGATGCCATTGGGGAAGTCCGCAGCATATCGTTGTCACTCATGGCTCTCTCCCTTCAGCGCGGCGCAGAAGCCCATCCATGCGCTATTCCCGGCATTAACGATCCGGTATTGCTCACCGCTGATCGTATCCATCCGAAACTCTGCACGCTCCGTCATGTCGTCACGCAAGGCGATTGCAGCCTCCCGCAGCCGGTCACGCTCTGCCTCTGCGGCCTCGGCGCGGCACAGGGCCACATGGTTGTCAGTCACGCAGCGCAGCAATCCGTCACGCTCTGCGGTCAGGGCTTCGATACGCTCTTTCGCGTCCATCAGAAGATTAAACGGGGTTGCCGCTATACCTTGGCGCGCTCTTGCGTCTATGCGCTTCACCAGATCATCAGTCATGGCGTTTACCCCTTCAACCGCGCAATGATATGGTCCCACCGGCAAGACGCCCTGCCCTTGAGCCGTTCCAGCTTGTCGCCGATCCAGATTGATTTGGATTTGAACAGCCGCGCGTCAGACGCAACCATTGCGATGGTTTCCCATTCCACCCTGTCGGCATCGCTCTGCTTGAGCGCGTTGGCGACGCCCGCCTGCGTTGCTTGGATTGCTGTCCCCAACCATTCCGGGTGGCTGGACAAAATGTCCGAAATGTACGCGCCAAAACGATACTCCTCCTCAGTCACGGGTCTCTCCCTTCAACACAGCTCTCGCCAGCACCAGAAAGCTTCGGCACTCCCTCTTCCATTGCAGTCCCGCCAAATCTCCACAAAGCAGTTTGTCAGCCTCCAAAACCACCTCCCGCAGCCGCTCGTTGTCTGCCTTTACAATTTCCATCGCCTCACCAAGCACGGCGATCAGCTTGCCATCTTGCTCACGCCAATCGGTCAGGGCCTCGATGCGGTCGGCGGCTTCTCCGCAGAGTGTTTCCACGAAGCTCTTGTCGTTATCCGCACGCAGACGCTTCACCAGATCATCAGTCATCGTCATGCCCCCGCTTCTTGCCGCGCTTGTCATCGTCTTCGTCATCGTCGTCATGGCCATGCTCGTCATCGTGGCCGTGGTCTGGCTTAGGATCGGGTTTCGGGTCCGGCTTGGGTTCAGGACCGGGTGCGGGCGGCTCTGGCTGCGGCGCTGGGCCGGGGTCTGGCTTCGGCGGCGTAATACCACTGGCAGGCAGGGACAGGCCCCCACCGCCGCTCTGTGAGCATCCCACGGGCAGCGGGAATGTGAGGCACGTCTCGACGTGCGGCGTGCAGGCGGCCAGCGGCAGGATCAGGAGAAGGTATTTCATCACAGCGGACCCAATCTACAAAGCGCCTTGAACGAACGGCGGTATGATTTCAGCAGCGGGTCGATCTGATCGACCTTCCACTGATTGCCCGCCGCGAGTTCCTCTTCGCGGTAGATCTCCAGCGCGACAATGACGGTGTGCGTGTCCGCAGCATCCAATTTGATCGCCATTACAGCACCAACCTCCCCGCCAAAGTCGCCAGCCCGACGCACGCCGCGACGACGGCAACCATCGTGATGGCGATCACCATCGCGCCGGGTCGCGGCACCAGCCACATTTCGTCTGCGACGATCCTGCACAGTTCCTTGTCGGCCGGATCCTGGCTGTACGCCAACACCTCGAAGGCCGCATCGATGGCGTCCAGATCATGGTAGGGGTGATTGCGCAGGACGTACCTGGCCGTCGAATATCCCTGATGCACCGCCGGCATCTGCATAACTTTCGCGCTCATTCTTGTGCCTCCACGATGCTGTAAAACCAGATCTTCAACGTGCTGTTGTATTCCTTGACCAGCCGCCCCGCGGCGCGCAGGTCAGTGAGCGCGCGGTCAACGGTTTTCTCGCCTATTTTCAGCGAGCGTGCGATGCCGCCGCGCGTGTCGCGCCCGTTGGCCAAGTGCTTCACGACCGCCGCGATGATTTCCAATGATGCCTGGCGCGGGTAGCTTTCCCCGTCGGCCGGCGTCTTGCGCAGGAAATTCGGGATGCCGGCCATCCACAGGATGCGCAGGCGGTCTTGGTCCCATTCGGCGAACTTGTTGGGGAGGTATTCGCTCACAGTCCCGCCCCCATGCCAATCATCAGCATCAGGTACAGGCAGACGAACAGGCAGACCACGCCGATCATGTCCCGGATCATTCTGCGTCCTTCCTGCGAGCGGCGATTACATCAAGGCATTCTTTGGTCACGTTGCGGACGGTTTCGGCGAAAAGGTCAACGTAGATGGCGCGGGCGTCGCGGCATGTCAGGCGTTCGGCCTCGCCGAGTGCATCCGCCGCGTCGTCCAGATTGTAACACGGATCGCTGGCACCCATACCAAGGGGGCCGTGGTCGCTGGTGATGATGTAGAACTCTGTCTGCATGGTCATTGGTCTGGTTCCTTTTTCTTCCTACGACCCCAGAATTACCCCTGAATCTTCTTTTCTTCAAGCTTTTTATTCACATGGATCAATATTCTTTCGGATGCGTCCCGCGCACCAAGGCCAACCACTACCGTGTGGCCGACCCCTTCCAGATACCCGATCATGTTTGTTTGCTCGCGCGACACCCTCCCGCCCTTGGCCTTCTTCATTTCAATCCACAGCAGCCACTCGGGGATAAACAGATCGGGTATGCCAGGCGTCACCCCCTCCGCCTTCAGCCGCTTGGCCGTGCTAATTGCCCTGTGCTCGCCATTCGGAATGGCGAAAATCAAAACGCCGGGGAACTTGGCGCGGAACCAATTCACCAAGCCCACCTGCTCGTCATGCTCAGAAGTCATCGGCAAACATTTCCTTCAGGTCCCTGTCCAGTTCCGTCTCTGCTGGTGGTTTTTTCTGCTCGTAATCCAGCTGCACAATCTGGAAATACTTTCCGTCTGGCTTCACCCGGATCTTGCTTGGCTTCACCCAGGACGCGCATTCCGCCAGTGCTGCGTCCGTACCGTCTGCGCTCGCCCGCAAGGCCGATTTCCGGGCCGTGTAGCGGCTTGCTGCGTATCCGCCATGGTCAGGGCATAACCACTCGCTGATCCGCGTCATGCCGCAATAGTAGGTCACACGGATGCTGTCGGGCTTTCCCTCTTTCTGCCAGCGCCCGTAAGACACATCGTCCACGTCCAGCCATTCCATTTTGACCTGGTTGGATAGCACCGCGCCTTCGTATGATTTCGGCGCGTGGTTCAATTCCGGCGCCGGAAACTCAAACGCACACTCCGGGCACACCCGAACGGCCGCGTGGCAAAAGGTATTGCAGCTGGGGCACGCCTTGACCGGCGCCTTACCATCGCCAGTTCCGCCGTTCTTCTTGGGGTTTGGCGTGTCGATAAACCCGTGCCGAGCCACGTTCCCGCCGTAGTCAAGCAAGAGGCAATCCTCCTTGCCGGGCGCCAAGCGCGTCCCGCGACCCACCATCTGAATGTAAAGGCCCGTCGATTCGGTGGCGCGCACCAAGGCAACCAGGTCCACCGATGGCGCGTCGAAGCCCGTGGTCAGCACGTTGCAGTTGACCAGCGCCCGCAGCTTGCCGCTTTTGAAGTCCGCGATCTTGCGCCCGCGCTCCGCCATGTCGTCGGACCCGGTCACAACCTCGGCACCAATGTCCAGATCGCGCAGCCCGTCCGCCAGCATGTTGGCGTGCCCAATGCCGCTGGCAAAGATCAGCCAGGACTTCCGATCCACGCCAAGCCTGCAAATCTCTTCGACCGTGGCCCGCACAAGTTCCGGGTCCGATGCGGCCGCTGCAAGTTCGCTCTCAATGAACTCACCGCCACGCCGGCCGACGTTGGTCAGGTCGATCTGCTTCAGCCCGCCCTTGCTGTAGACCGTGGAAAGCCACCCTTCCTCCATCAGCCTGCTCACGGGGATATCGTAGGCAATGCCGTCAAACACCGCCCCTTTGCCCTTGTGCAGGAACCCACTGTCGAGCCGGTATGGCGTGGCCGTCAGCCCAACCACCTTGACCTGCGGATTGCATATGGTCAGGTCGCGGATGAATTGCCCGTAGCGCGTCTCGGTGTTCTTCGGCAGCATGTGCGCCTCATCGATCAGCACCAGATCCGGGGCCGGTATCATGTCAAACGCCCGCTCCCAAACGCTCTGGATGCCGGCAAACGTGATGGGTCGATCCAGCCGCTTCTGGCGTAGGCTGGCGCTGTAGAAGCCAAAATCCGCCTCTGGATACATCGCCAGCAAACCCTTGGCGCCCTGCTCAAGCAGTTCTTTGACGTGGCTGACAATCAAGACTTTGGTGTTCGGGAAGGACATAGCGTCCCGCACAATCTGCGCGATGATTGCCGTCTTGCCGGATCCCGTCGGTGCCACAATAAGGGGGTGGTTTCCTGCGCCCTTGGCCCAATAGCTATATAGTCCCTCGACCGCTTCCTTTTGATAATCCCTCAGTTCAAACGTCATTTCATTCTTCCCTCAAACATGGCTTGGCTGTTGTTTTTATTGCGCTCGGTTTGTCCGGTAAGTTGATCCAGATAGTCAACCCAATCCGTTCCGGCGTCTTTAACTTCCAAGTCTTTCGGCATCATCTGCGGAATGAAAAGGTGATTAGCGCAAGGTTTGTCCACCTTATTACCCAGCGAACAGGACCACGATCCATTGTTTTCCGGCGTGACATGCGCGCAGGTTCGGCAGTGCACTTCCGGTATCTTGTTGCCTTGGCACACGGCGAAATACGGACAGAACTTGCACCTCCAATCGCTTGGGTCCTCCGTGATTCTTGGCGGCGGAAGCGGCGCAAACACAATCCGGTTTGCCTTTGCTTCCAGTTTGATTCCCTGTGCCGGGTCGTACCGAATGCGTTCGCCGTAGATTGCATCCGTCTCCTTGCACACGGCAAAGAAGTAGCACCGTTCCAGCTTGGACAGGTGCATTCCGATCTGGCATTGCGCCCAGTAAATCGCGTTGGACTTCTCAAGCCCGTCCTCGGACAGCTTGCGAAAACTCTTTGTATTCATGGTCTTGAACTCAAGAGTGTGCGGCTTTTTGCTTTCGGGGAAGTTCTCCCCAACACCATCGAGGCTCAAAGCAAAGTGCCCGCCGCACGCCTCAAACCGCACCTGCCGACCCGTGTCCGGATCCCGGTCCCATACCGTCACCCCCACATCGCGCAGGTTGCGAACCACCCGGTCTTCCTCCCGGTCGCCCGTCTCAAAAAGGCGCAGCATGCGCCCCTCAAAGTGCGGCGTCCAAGCCCAGCGAAACTGGTACCAAAGCGCCCGGTCGCATTCCCGGCCGATCTGGCTTCCCCCCAGATGCGGGCGGTGCTCGCCTTTCCTTTTGTTCTGGTAGTGCTCAAAGATGCGCTTGATTGTCTCCGGGGTCGTGTTGTTTGCGATATCCATCACTCCGCCTCGCCGCGCGGATAGTCGATGTTGAAATGAATGGAACCGCCCAATTTACTTACGCCGACACGGTAGCTGGTAATATGCCCCAGCCCAGTGCGCCCAGACGCGCGCTGATATATAAAACTCGTGCGCGCATCAGGCCCGTGCAAATCATAAATGCTGTCAACGATTGCCTTTAGTTCACTGATTGTCATTTTGCTCTCCATCCATCCAGTGACGCGCCC